CCCGTTATCAGCATGAGACGGTTGCGCTTGCATTCTCTATCACAGAGGAAGCTGAGGAGGATGGACTTTATGGTTCTATCGCCGCTCGGTACGCCAAGGCCCTCGCGCGGTCGATGGCTTCGACCAAAGAAATTAAGGCTGCAAATGTCCTTAATAATGCGACGAGCACAACCGGAGGTGACGGGGTTTCGCTACTGAACACCGCACATCCGACCCGCTCTGGCAGCCAGTCGAACACATTGGCGACTGCTGCTGACTTGTCCGAAACTTCACTTGAGCAAATCTTGATCCAGATTGCTGACATGAAAGACGATCGCGGTCTCCGCATCGCCGCTCAGGGTCAGATGCTGGTCATCCCGACTGCATACTCGTTTGTTGCAGAACGGTTGCTTGAGTCGCAGCTTCGCACAGGTACGGCGGACAATGACATTAACGCGATCCGCTCTGGTGGCTACTTGCCCAAGGGTTATCACGTTATGCGTCGTCTGACTGATTCAGATTCATTCTTCGTTGCGACGGATGTTCCTGATGGCCTAAAGCACTTCCAACGTGCCGCTCTTAAAAAGGGCATGGAAGGCGACTTCGAGACTGGCAACGTGCGCTACAAGGTTCGTGAACGCTACTCTTTCGGGTTTACCGATTGGCGTGGCATTTTCGGAACTGAAGGTGCTGCCTAAATACTGAGATGGGGGAGGGGCAACTCTCCCCCTTTTTCCCTGACAGCTTCGGCTGACTAGCCCAGACAGGAGATTTCAATGGGTACTACTACTTTCAGCGGCCCAGTCCGCTCCGAAAATCAATTCAAGCTAATTAGTAAAGACTCGACAACGGGTCTTATTTCAGACCGCACCCAAAGTGGTGATGCGGCTCATGACACTCGCCGTTACTACCTTTACGAATCCTTTCCGCAGCGCCCAGCACTGAATGCTGTAGCTTCAGCGCCGCTGACAGATGCTGATGCCACGGCAGCAGCCAACGACGCGATCATCATCGCCCGAGCCATTGCCAACCGGAACTTTGAAGTTCTTGGCACGAACATGACGACTGCGCTGTGCACGTTTAACACCACATCCGCTGGCATTCTTATGACGACTGCTACAGCTGATGAAGATCAGGCGATCCTGGCACCTCACCTTGACACCAATCAATCCGCTTGGCAGGTGACAAAATGGGGCACAGAGAATCAGGTTGACTGGGAGTGCTCGATTAGCACAACTGCGATCGACAATCAGAAACTATGGGCTGGGTTGAAGCTCACGAATGATCAGCTTGTAGCAACTGATGACGATCAGGCGTATTTCAAGTTTCAGACAGATGCGGATAACAGTGAGGTGTTTACTGACTTCACCAAGCTCCACTTTGTCCACAGCATCGGTGGGACTGATTTTATCAGCCAACTTCCGATTACTGTTGCTGCAAATACGATCTATCACTTGAGAATTCAAATCAATTCAGCTCGTCAGGCGGCAATTTTCGTCAATGGCATTCAGTACAATGTCACGAGCACTTCGGGTTCTACTGGTGGCACTGCCGTGACCACCGGCACCACTCGCACCGGAGCATTGACGGATGATGTTGATTTAATTCCTTATGTTGGGATTGAAGCTGGTGCAGCAGCAGCGGAAGCTGTTGGTGTCCACTATCAAAGCATCAGCCGGGTCATCTTCGAGTAGGTCGGAATTATGGGGCAGGGCCATCGTGCCCTGCCTCACTAGGAGTTGAAATATGTCGATCCAGTCTGATGTAAAGCCGATCACAATCAGTGATGAGGTTGCTGCCTCAACAACTTTTATTGCAGCAGCTGCCCGACCAGATACAGCATTCACCCTTGCCAACACCTCGTTTGCCTCTGGTGGGGCTAGACTTCTTCAAGTTACGACAGCCGGGACAAGTGACAATGGCAAGACTGTCACCATAGTCGGGACAGACACCCACGGCAATTCACTTACAGAAGTAATAACTTCAACAGGGTCTGCAGAGTCTGTCGCTGGCACTAAGTATTTTCTCACAGTTAGTTCTGCAACCTGCTCGGCGCAGTATGCCGGGAATGTTTCTGTGGGAATGACAACTGGCGCAGCACAAGCAATCTTTGCTGGCAGAGTTCGCCTCAAGTCAACCTCCATTGTTTCTGCTGGCTCTGCGGGTGTCGTGAGTTTTTACGATGGAACGCCTGAGAGCGGCACTGTCCTATTCAAAGCCAGAACCATTGGCACTGATAACGCGACAGTCAACATGAACATTCCCGACGAGGGTGCACTCTTCGCAGATGGTGCTGTAGTCGAATACACAGTTGGCACCATTGACATGATGACGTTCTTTTACGCATAGGTCATGAGATGGCAACATCAGGCACAGTCGCTTTCCGGCCAGACGTTGAGCAGATAATTGCAGAGGCTTACGAGCGGTGCGGCATTGATAGCCAGACAAATACTGGCTACCAAGCAGTATCGGCCAGAAGAAGCCTCAACTTGCTGTTTAGTGAGTGGTCTAACAGAGGCATAAATTACTGGACTGTCCAGAACAACACACTCTCGCTTTCAGCAGACACCATCTCTTATGCTCTGCCTGTAGGAACAATCGATCTGATCGATGTCGTTGTCAGAGACTCCTCTGGATCGACCATATCGGACGTTTCTCTGGAGCGGGTAAGCATTGCTGATTACAACCAGCTTCCAAACAAGACTTCTTCTGGCAAGCCTAGCCAGTACATGATCGATAAGCAGTACACTCCAGTCATTTATGTCTGGCAGGTTCCTGATAACACCGATTACAGTCTTGTTTATTGGTCAATGAACCAACTTGAGGACATAACCGCATCAAATCAAGATGCAGATGTCCCTTATCGTTGGGCAGATTGCATATGTGCCGGGCTTGCCAGCAAATTGTCGTTGAAATATGCCCCAGATCGCTATTCTGTGCTCTCTCAGGTCTATGACAGGGCTTTTGAGCTTGCTGCGGCAACTGATGACGACAATGTCTCTATGAGAATTCGTCCAATGTCGATGAACCTCTCCTGATGGCGACAAGATACGCAAGGGGCAAGAAATCTCAGGCCATAGGTGACAGGTCTGGGTTCAAAGTCCCGTACACTTCGCTAAAAACTACTTGGGATGGCCTCAGAGTTGAGCCAGAAGACTGGGAGCCTAAGCATCCGCAGCTAACTCCTGCGAAAAACGTTATTGATGCGGTTGCATTATTTAAGCCTCGCCCAGACAACGATCCTGAAAATGTTGAATTTGTTGTCGGGTATAATTACGACATCTTTGCTGACCCAAGAGACAGGCCGGGGATTGGCATTCACGCCACTGGCAATGTCGGCTTCCCAGATCTAGTTGCAGTAGAAACTGCGATCATCGAGACTGGAGTTGCAGGTACTGGCGCGATCGGGACTCTCGCAGCGATCATCGCCGATGCAATTTTCCTTGAGACTGGGTTGGCTGGCACTGGCGCTGTCGGTACAGAGGCCATGGAGGCTTCGATTACAGAGGCAGGGGTCGCAGGTACAGGTGCCATTGGTACGGAAATACCAGAAGCCTCGATTACAGAGGCTGGTGTTGCAGGTACTGGCGCGATCGGGACTGAGTCTATCACCACTAATCAGGAGTGGGGCGCTGGGACTTGGGGTTCTGGGACTTGGGGTAACTGATGAATTACACGACACTCGTAGCCAACATCAAAGAATTCCTTGAGGATGACGGCACTGAATTCGCAGCGTCCATTGATGAAATCATTGGTCAGTCTGAAGAAATGATTTTTCAGAGACTCCCAAATCTCCCCTGTTTCCGGCAGATTGCGACCGGAAATTTGATAGTCGGGACTGCTGATTACACGGTGGCAAGTGCCCGGATGGTTAGGCAAGTGTCAATAACAAACTCAAGCAATGTCTCTTATCTCAATCACAAGATTGATTCTTACCTCAGAGATTACTGGCCAAATTCAGGCACAACCGGCACACCTATAATGTACAGCACCAAAACAGCAAGCACATCAGGGACGGTGCTGACGTTGGCTCCAACGCCAGACGCGACTTACGCTTACCAAGCTGATTTCATCGCCCCAGCCACTGGCCTGTCTTCTTCAAACGCCAACAGCTGGATTGGCGACAACGCAGAAAATGTTCTCTTGTCTGCTTGCTTGTATGAAGCATCTGCTTTCCTAAAAGCAGGGGAAACATTAACCTTATACAAAACTCAATTTGATGAGGCTGTACAGCTTTTCCAGCAAGAGATGGCAAGAGACTACACAGCTGAATACAACGGAGGCATCTAATGGCAATATCTCAAGCAATGTGCACCAGCTTCAAGCAGCAGCTTCTTAACAAAGAGCACGACCTTGATACAGACACAATAAAGATCGCTCTTTACACCAGCTCTGCGAGCCTTGGAGCCGCCACCACTGCATACTCAGCCACTAACGAGATCAGCGGGACAGGCTACACTGCTGGTGGGGTAACGCTAGGCAGTGCAACAATCGCTACTACTGGCACCACAGCTTATGCTGATTACGCAGATCCTTCGTGGACCAGTGCAACATTTACCGCCAACGGGGCCTTAATTTATAACGACAGTGCAAGTGACAAGGCGATCGCGGTTCTAGCCTTTGGCGGCGACTTCACAGTTACTGGCGGAACATTCAAGATCGTTTTCCCTGCTGCTGGGGCAAACGCAATCATACGAATTGATTGAGCTAGGAGAAACCTGTGGTAAGCACATATGTAAATAACCTCCGCTTGGAGGAAATGGCGACTGGCGAAAAGTCAGGAACTTGGGGAAACATAACAAATACTAACCTCGAGCTGGTTGGCCAGGCATTAGGCTATGGGACGAGAGCCATCGCCAATGCATCAACTGACAACATAACGATCGCAGACGGTTCCTCTGATGCAGACCGCAGCATGTACCTGAAGCTGACTGGTGGCGGCCAGGCTTGCACAGTCACTCTGCTTCCTAACACCAGTTCTAAAATGTGGATCATGGAGAATGCGACAAGCTACACTCTGACATTCACACAAGGGTCAGGTGCCAATGTCGCAATCCCGGCTGGCCAAACAAAAATGATTTTTGCTGATGGTCTTGGTTCTGGGGCTGTCGTTTATGAGCTTGGCACACTTGCTGTTGGTGGAGTTCAGTCAAACGGCACAGTCACCGTAGGGGTCGATGATACGGGGCATGACGTAACCTTTTTCGGTGCGACTGCTGGCAAGAAGCTGCTTTGGGATGAGTCCGCAGATGCTTTGATTGTGACTGGCGACGGCACATTTGAAGGTCTTGATACGTCCGCGATAAGTGGCATTGTCGAATCGAATGCCAACTTCATTGATATGTGCCTCGTCGGTCCAAGCGTGGATGGCATGTCGTGGAACGGCTATTTCAGCAACGGGGCAGTCTGGACCTCGCTGATGCTCGCAACTGTCGAGACTGCTGGCAGTGATGCGCAATTAAATATCTGGGATTTGACGGGTGGCACCCTTGCCAGTGCAACGCCATTGGCGACGTTGACTTTAAGCGGTGCCACAGCAACTTCAATTGCGGCTTCGATGGGATACGTCGTCGTAGGCACCAGCGACCAAGGGGCGCACCATCTCGATCCGCATGACGGAGCGTGGGCCGAAAGGTCAGTAGGATTTCCTTACAGTCTTACCGCAAGCACGAACCCCGCACTAAGTAACGTGAATGTCGGTGAGGTCGCCGCTGGCATCGCAGAGGATGCGCCGTTCGACCCGCGAACCGGTGGGAAACTCCCGGCATTTGCCTACGCACTTGGCGCTGGCTCTTATCGGCTGAACGTCTGGCGTCCAGATGACTCCCAGCTTTCGCAGATTGACAACGACGTTGGCCCAGACGCATTTAACGGCGTTGCGTTCGCCGGTAACGGTTTTCTTTATACGGCTTACAACGGCGATCAGTTGAGGTGGGCTGGACCCATATCACAACTAGCTGCGACCATGACGGTAAACCCGCCGTATGCTTTTGGCTTTCCGGATTTTGGCAGTACGGCCACCCCGGCCAAAGAAGTCACCGTGATTTCGGCGGGCCCTGAGAAAATTGCCACCGGCTCGGCCACGGGGCTCTCAATTAGCGAGACATCAAACTTATATGCTGCCGCGTCGACTTCAAGTAATCCGGGCCTTACTGACATAGAAATGGCCGCGCTTATCACGCGAGCGTTTAACACTGGCATGTTTGCTCAATATCCAAGGCTAATAGGACTAGCCCAAACAAAGACTGCCGATAGAAGCGCATATGCAAACACACTCACTGAATCCGGCACTGTCCCAAGCGCGGTGGTGTATAGCGGAGCAGAGCTTCTAGGCTACGGTGTTTTCAGCACTTCAAATTATTTGAGCCGAGCGAACGATGCTGATTTCGCACCTACAACCGGCGACATGACTGTCACTGGCTGGTTTAGGTGCAGCGCATCTCCCGCAGTTCAGGTTCTTTTCAGGTACGGGGCTGACGGAACAAACACAAACAGTTGGCTGATCCACGTCAATGCAAACGGAACCCTGCGCTACATGAACCGCGAC